ATGATCTTTACGTTACCCAAACCATTGCCTGATAGTGACAGGGTATTCTCGTGGTTAATTGTGGGCGGTTTCTCCGCCTGGGGGGGGATTGTCCGATATTTGATGGAAAACAAGGCGTCTGGAAAAAAGTTTTCATGGCGAGAAATTTTCACTCAAGTCGTGATTTCTGGATTTACGGGATTTTTAGCGGGGGTTTATGGTTATGAACGAGGTTATAGTGAGTTTATGACCATGGTTTTTTCCGGTCTGGGAGGGGCTCTGGGCGGCCACCTGCTGGACTTGTTGTGGCGGAGGATTTTCAATTTACCGGAGAGGGAGAATAATTCTAAACGCTAGTCATTAAGCGGGGGAAATAGCATGAATGATACGTTTTATTTTTCTATTAAATGTGTTAAACGCCAAGAGTGACGAAGTTTTTAAGCTTTTTTATTTTTGGATTGCATACGCTGTCGAATATGGGGATATACCTGTAGTGATATTTCAGTGATGCTGAGCCATCTCTGTTTTGGGCTAATCTTGTTAGCATGGGGATACCATGATAATCGGCACTAATGGTCTTAATCTTATTAAAAGTTTTGAGGGGCTAAGGCTACGGGCCTATCAATGTTCAGCTAATGTATGGACTATTGGTTATGGTCATACCGCCGATGTCAGGGCGAATGATGTCATAACCGAAGAAGAAGCCCTTTCCTTTCTGCGTCAGGATGTGGCGGAGAGTGAACGGGCGGTCAATCAATATGTGCATGTTCCGCTTACGCAAAATCAATTTGATGCGCTTGTTTCATTTGTTTTCAACCTGGGCGTCGGGAGTTTCCGTACCTCAACGCTCCTGAAAAAACTCAATGCCGGTGATTATGATGGCGTGGCCCAAGAATTTGGGCGTTGGATCCATGCCGGTGGTAAAAAGCTGCCCGGTCTGGTACGCAGAAGAGAGGCCGAACGTGCGCTCTTTCTGAAATAATTAACTCAGCTAGACGTGTTTTTTATTTATTAGCATGAAAAAACAACTGGTGTAAATCAGGGGCGGTAGCATGCTTTTTATCAGGGAAAAAACGAGTTAATTAAATAGGTTTTCAGGTGAATAATTTAAAAGAATTATTTGCGATCACTATCCATTGTAAAAAGAAGGATTGAACTCATGGCTATTTCCGCAAGCGACATTGCAGTGCAATACCCTATTCCTACCTATCGCTTTATTGTAACCCTGGGCGATGAGCAGGTGCCGTTTACCAGCGCCTCCGGTCTGGATATTAATTTCGACACTATTGAATATCGGGACGGAACCGGTAATTGGTACAAAATGCCCGGCCAGCGACAGGTGCCTAACATTACGCTGAGTAAAGGGGTGTTCCCGGGCAAAAATGCGATGTATGAATGGATTAATTCCATTCAACTTAATCAGGTTGAAAAGAAAGACATCATGATCAGCTTGACCAATGAAGCCGGCACGGAAGTGCTGGTCAGCTGGAATGTGAATAACGCCTTCCCAACCTCACTGACTTCCCCGTCATTTGATGCGACCAGTAACGAAATCGCGGTACAGCAAATCACGCTCATGGCCGATCGCGTGACCATTCAGACTGCCTAATCAAGAGGACATGTTGCCATGACAGTGACAACCAGTTACCCCGGCGTTTATCTCAGCGAAGACGCCGTATCGAGTTTTTCGGTCAACGGTGCAGCCACCGCCGTGCCCCTGTTTGCGTACGGCAGTCAAAGTGTCGCCGCCACGAATGAAGCGATTCAAGTTTTCCGCAACTGGGCGGAATTTACCGCCCTGTACCCTACGCCACTGGAAGACGCTTTTTATACCAGCCTGAGCCTGTGGTTTATGCACGGTGGCGGTAAATGCTATCTGGTTGACGAGGCCAATGTCGCCGGCGCGGTGGCGCAATACGATGATATTACGCTGATGGTTGCGGCAGGAGCAGAAACCGCCATCTATACCGCGTTCACCACGGTCGTGGGGCAGGGCTACCGTATTTTTGGCCTGTTTGACGGCCCGAAAGCGAAAATTGCCGGCACGGCGAAGCCAGATGAGGTCATGAAAGATTATCCGACTTCCCCGTTTGGCGCGGTGTTTTACCCGTGGTGCACCCTGGCATCGGGTGCGGCGGTGCCGCCCAGCGCCATCGCCGCGGCCGCCATTGCCCAAACCGACCGTACGCGTGGCGTGTGGAAAGCGCCGGCGAATCAGGCCGTGAATGGCGTTACTCCTGCGTTCGCCGTCAGCGATGACCTCCAGGGGCAGTTCAATCGGGGCAAGGCGCTGAACATGATCCGCACGTTCTCTGGCCAGGGCACCGTGGTATGGGGCGCCCGCACGCTGGAAGACAGCGATAACTGGCGCTATATCCCGGTGCGCCGCCTGTTCAACGCGGTTGAGCGGGATATTCAAAAAGCCCTGAATAAGTTGGTGTTTGAACCCAACAGCCAGCCGACCTGGCAGCGCGTCAAGGCCGCCGTAGACAGCTATCTGCACGGTCTGTGGCAGCAGGGCGCGCTGGCCGGTAATACCCCGGCTGAGGCCTGGTTTGTACAGGTAGGCAAAGATCTCACCATGACCCAGGAAGAGATCAATCAGGGCAAGATGATCATCAACATCGGTCTGGCCGCGGTTCGCCCGGCAGAATTCATCATCCTGCAGTTCAGCCAGGATATCGCGCAATAATTCACTGAAGGAAAAGAACATGCCTACAGTCACATCTGTACCGGGTGTCTATATTGACGAAGATGCCTCGCCGGCGATGTCGGTGAGCGCGGGAGCAACCGCCATCCCATTACTTGTCGCTCGTTTTACCCCTCTCAAGCCAGAGCAGGCGGGCGTGATTACCCGCATCGGCAGCTGGCTGGATTATACCGCTCTGTTTGACAGCCGCGTGCCTTCTTCCGCACGGGTCACCGTGACGTCAGCGCCTGATGACGAAAAAAAATATAACTACCAAATTAATGAGACTGAGCTCCTTGACCCGACGGCCTCCGTCGCCCTGCGGCTCTATTTCCAGAATGGCGGTGGCCCTTGCTACCTCTATCCGCTGGAAAAAGCAGACGATAAAGGCTCATTGGCCGCGTTGCCGGGTCTCATTGACGAAGTGGGGGAGATCACGCTGCTGGCCTGCCCGGATCCCGATGAGGCATACCGTACTGCGGTGTACGGCGCGCTGGCCAGCTCACTGGATCAGCACAAAGGGTACTTCCTGCTGGCCGACAGCGCCAATGGCGACGCGCCCAGCGCGGTCAGCGGTTCCGCCCAGGTAGCGGTGTATTACCCGAATGTAGAGGTGCCACACGCCCGTAAGCTGGATGACGCAGAGGTTGCCATTGACGGTTACCTCGGCGATGCAGGAAAGGCTGTCACCACGTTGGCTGCGCTCCGTGCTGTTAACGCCGACTTTGCCGGTGAAATTGCGCAATCCCTGTCCGGTTACCTGAGTGCGCCGTTATCGCTTCCGCCTTCCGCATTGATGGCGGGGGTATACGGCAAGACAGACGGTGAACGCGGGGTGTGGAAAGCGCCGGCGAACGTGGTGCTCAATGGCGTCAGCGATGTCAGTGTTCGGGTCACCAACGAGCAACAGGCGGAGCTGAACCCGAAAGGCATCAATGTCATTCGTCATTTCAGCGATCGCGGGCTGGTCGTGTGGGGCAGCCGCACGCAGAAAGATGATGACGACTGGCGGTATATCCCGGTGCGCCGCCTGTTCGATGCGGCAGAGCGCGACATCAAAAAAGCCCTGCAGCCGATGGTGTTTGAGCCCAACAGCCAGCCGACCTGGAAACGGGTGCAGACGGCGATTGATAACTACCTTCACCGCCTGTGGCAACAGGGCGGGCTGGCCGGCAATAAAGCGGAAGAAGCGTATTTTGTGCGCGTCGGTAAAGGTATCACCATGACACAAGACGAGATTAACCAGGGGCAAATGATCATTCAGGTGGGGATGGCCGCCGTGCGTCCGGCCGAATTTATCATCCTTAAGTTTACTCAGGACATGTCTCAGTAAAGGGGAAAAACCCCTTTCCGACTCTTTATAAGGATACGGTGATGGCAATGGTTCTTCCTGGGGTTTCGTACGATGAAACGCTGTTAACGCAAGCGTCAAGCGACGATCCGGTGACGATGCCCCTGTTTATTGGTTATACCCTTCCTGATGTGGCGATACCGGTCACGGCGATGCAGCCCGTCAGCGTGGGATCACTGACACAGGCGAACAGTCTCTTTGGACAGCGCGGGACGCTGGCGTACTCCCTGCGCCACTTCTTTGAAAACGGCGGGCGGCGGTGCTATGTGCTGCCTCTCGGGCCAGGGCAGGGAGAACCAGCCGCGCGTCTGCACGCGCTGATTGGCGCATTACAGGCGCCGCAGATGCTGGAGACGCTGTTGGCGGATGACAAGACCGGCCTGGTCCTGGTACCGGAGCTGAGTGAGCTCAATGAGATGAATACGTTCGAGGGCGCGGAGACGGCTGAGGTTGACGTCGATGCTCTGTGGTATCAGGGCTGGCAAGCGTTACTGACGCTGTGTCGTCAGGCCCCGCAGCGCTTTGCGCTGCTGGAGTTACCGGACTCCCCGGTGCAAGCGGTGACGCTGACCGGGCAGTCTTTTTCCGCAGACCTGTGCCAGCGCGGGGCGGCCTGGTGGCCGCGGCTGGAAACCAGTTACCTGGATGAGGCGTCGGCGCCCGTGGTGTTGTCACCCCTGCCGGCCGTCGCGGCGGCCATTCAGCGCAGTGCTCTCGATAACGGGGTCTGGAAGGCACCGGCCAACATCCCTTTGGCCAAAACCTGCCGCCCAACCCAAAGTATCCTGACGTCTCAGGCATTGCTGGATACCCTGGGGGTGTCCTGCAACCTGATCCGCAGTTTTGTCGGCAAAGGCGTGCGTCTGTGGGGATGCCGGACCTTACTCAATGAGGAGAGCACGACCTGGCGCTATATCCAGACCCGTTTGCTGGTCAACAGCGTGGAGCTCTACCTGAGCAAACTGGCGCGTGCTTACCTGTTTGAGCCGAATACGGCCCCGACCTGGATGAAGTTCAAGGGCCAGGTCTGGATGTGGTTGCGTCAGCAATGGTTGGCCGGGGCCTTTTTCGGCACGGTGGAGGATGAGGCCTTTTCGCTCAGTATCGGGCTGGATGAAACCATGACGCAAGACGATATTCACCAGGGCAAGATGATCCTGCAGGTCCGTCTGGCGCTGCTGGCTCCCGCGGAATTCATCGACATCAGCCTGACGCTGGATCTGCGTGACGGCACGGCCAGCGCGCAAACCGGAGGATAATCATGATGAATACACCCGCGGTATCCCATCGTTTTCGCGTCAATTTTTTATTTAACAACATTCCCAGTCCGTTTGACATCGCGTTCCAGCGCGTCTCCGGGTTGTCGCGCACGCTGGAAGTGAGCCAGCACCGGGAAGGGGGCGAAAATGCTCGCAACCTCTGGCTGGCCGAGCAGGTAAATCACGGCAGCCTGGTGCTGGAGCGGGGGGTGATGAACTTCTCCCCCTTAACGCTGCAGTTTGACCGCGTGTTGCGCCGGGAAAGCACGCAGTGGGCCAACGTGGTGATCATGTTGCTGAACGAGCTTTCATTACCGGTGACCACCTGGACGCTGAGCCATGCCCTGCCGGTGCGCTGGCAGATGGGCGATTTGGATGCCGGCAGTAACCAGGTGCTCATCAACACACTTGAGCTGCGCTACCAAGATATGCGCATGCTGGGGGTAAAACTATGACCGTCGAAATTCGTGAGTTGATCGTCCAGGTTGAGGTCACCGAGCCGGCCCCTTCTGCTCCGTCCTTGCCGTTTGCGCAGCGCCGTGAGTGGGATGAGCAGCGGTGGGTGGAGAGGATTAAACAAGAGGTGCTGGAACAGCTGCTTGAAAGGGGGCGTCAGTGAGCTTACTTGAACGGAGGCTGTCAAAACTGACCCTCAACGCCTGGAAAGATCGCGAAGGGAAAATCCCTGCGGGCAGTATGAGCGCGATGTATAACCCGGAGACGATCCAGCTGGATTATCAGACGCGGTTTGACACCGAAGACACCATCAACGTGGCGTCGCAAAGCAACCGCTATGTGATTTCCGAGCCGGTCGGCCTCAACTTGACCTTGTTGTTCGACAGCCAGATGCCCGGGAATACCACCCCGATAGAGACGCAGCTGGCGATGTTGAAATCCCTTTGCGCCGTGGATGCGGCCACTGGGTCACCTTACTTTTTGCGCATCACTTGGGGAAATATGCGCTGGGAGAATAAAGGGTGGTTTGCCGGTCGCGCCCGCGATTTATCGGTCACCTACACGCTGTTTGACCGTGACGCCACGCCGCTGCGGGCCACCGTGCGGTTAAGCCTGGTGGCGGATGAGAGCTTTGTTATTCAGCAATCCCTTAAGGCGCAAAGCGCCCCCGACCGTGCACTGGTCAGCGTACCGGATCGGACCTCGCTACCGCTGCTGGCGCTCATCGCCGGCGGGGCACTGGCCGGCAATATCGATCCGTTAGCGCTGGCCTGGGATAACTTTTTGGATAATCTCGATGATTTTCGGTCAGGAGGCCTTCTGCGGGCGATGAAAGGGGAGGAGGCATGAGCCACATCACTCTGGACATTGCGGGCAAGCCGAGCACATTGGGGATCCGTCGTTTGCGGGTACAGCAGCTGATCAATGAGATCCCGCTGGCGCAGCTGGAGCTGCGTATTCCCACGGATAACCATGGCGCAGCGGATAGCGCGGTACAACGCGAAGTCAGCCGTTTTAGCCTGGGCGCCCGGGTAGTGATTGCTCAGGATAACAAGCCGCTCTTCGACGGTTATCTGGTGCAAAAGAAGATGCAGCTGAAGGGCAAAGACTGGTCCGTGCGGCTGGAGGCACGCCACGCGTTGCAGAAACTGACGTTTTTGCCCCAGAGTCGGGTATTCCGTCAGCAGGATGACAGCACCGTCCTGAAGGGGCTGCTGCAGTCTGCGGGGGTGAAAGTGACGCAAAAAGCGGTGGCGCAGCTGAGCAGCAAGCACGATCAGCTGATCCAGTTTCGTCTCAGTGACTGGCAGTTTATTCGCAGCCGGCTGCTGTCCACCAACTGCTGGCTGCTGCCCGATGCCGCCGGCGATGCAGTGGTGATCCGCCCGCTGGCTGACGCGGCAACGGCCTCACGACGGCTGACTCGCGACAGTCGCGACTATACGCTGTATGAAATCAATTTGAATGTTGATAACCGCTTTACCCCGGACAGCCTGTCACTGCAGGGATGGGATATTACCGCACAGCGGCTCACGCCGGCGCAAAAAAGCACGGCCGGCGCGTTTCGTCCCTGGAAACCTGAGGGGCTGGCCGGCCAATCTTCCGCCTGGCGGCAAGATTATGCCCTGGCGTTCAGCATGCTGCCTGAAACCACGCTGCAAACCCTGTCGAGCTCCTGGCTGAACTATCAACAGATGACCGGCGTACAGGGCCACATTGTGCTGGCGGGAACCCGGGACTTCGCGGCGGGCGAAAGCATCACCCTGAGCGACTTTGGGGCGGGGCTGGATGGCACGGCGATACTGAGCGGGGTCAATCAGCTGTTTGATACGGAGAATGGCTGGCGCAGCGAACTGGTAATCGGGCTGCCGGCGTCCATGCTGGAGCCCGTGCCGTCGGTGCGGTCGCTGCATATTGGCACGGTAGCGGGTTTTACCGCCGATCCCCAGCATCTGGATCGGATCGCCCTGCATCTGCCGGCGCTGAATCTGCCCGACTCGCTGATTTTTGCCCGCCTGAGTAAGCCCTGGGCAAGTCATGCGAGTGGATTTTGTTTTTACCCGGAGCCCGGTGATGAAGTGGTGGTGGGGTTTATCGACAGCGATCCGCGTTACCCGATCATCCTGGGGGCGATGCACAACCCGAAAAATACGGCGCCGTTCCCACCGGATGAAAAGAACACCCGTAAGGGGCTGATCGTGAGTCAAGCCGAGCAGACACAGGCCCTGATGATCGACACCGAGGAGAAAACGCTGACGCTGATGGCCGGTGCCAATGCGCTCACCTTAACCGGCGAGGGGGACATTGCCCTGCATACGCCGAACGCCCTGCAACTGCAGGCCGATACGTTGGATCTGCAGGCCGACGGTAACCTGTCGATCGCGGGCAAGCAGCAGGTGGAGATCACCAGCGCGAAAATTAACATGAAAAAATAACCTATTACGGTGAGGTTGCCATGAGTAACGACATTTTGACAGCGACCCTGGGGCAATGCTGGGCATTTCCACCGCGGTTTGAGCCCGGCGGCGTGTCCCTGACGGCGGGCGTTGAGGCAGTGATGCAGAGTTTGCGCGTGCTGTTTATGACGGAGCCGGGCGAACGCATTATGCGTGAGAGCTATGGTGGGGGCATGCATGACTTCATCTTTGAGAATATTACCGATGAACTGCTGGCCAACATCCACAACCGCATCGAAGAGAGCATTCTGCGCCATGAACCCCGGGCGCTGCTCAAGGACGTCATTATTCAGCCGGGGGCACAGGACGCGAGCCGTCTGCGGGTGCAGATCACCGTGTATCTGTCGGGCACGGATCTGGTCGAGACGGTGGACGGGACGTTGAATATCCATGACGGCCAGACGCTGAGGTTACTATGAGCAATCGGGTGGTCATCGACGGTGACACGCTGAAATTTGAAACCAATTTTGGCGCCAATATCGTTACGCCAGCCGCGCCTTGCCTGATTCAGGGCAGTGGGGAGGCTGATATTACGAATAAAAAAATCTGTGTGCTCGGTGACGAGAGCAAGGTGTCTATTGCAGCTACGTATACCAAGTCCACACACCCCACACCGGGAACGGGAACCATCACCATTGCTGCGTTGGCAGCCGATCAACAGGCTGTATTCGTCACGGCAAGAACGGCCGTCATTGTGGTCGGCAGCCAATTTACCGCGCGATTTACCCCCAGTACCCCGGCGATGGATCCGCAAGGAAAACCTGACCCGAATATGGGGCCTACGCTAGGAATCGGCACATTTATCAACAGCCAGTCGTTTGTCACCGCCGGGTGAGCCGTTGTGCCGCCGAGGCGGCGAAAACGGCCCCTGCGTGTCTTCTTTATCATCACATAACCCATGGACAATATCATGTCTGACCTGGAGCAACTGAAACAGAGAGTGGGCAGCGGATTAATCGACCAGGCCTTCCGGCTGGAGCCACGGACAGGGAAGGACCTGCTCAATCTGGTCGCAAAATATACCGAAGCGGTACCGTTTGCCGGCCATACCGAGGCTGACTGGAGTCGCTTCTGGCTGGCCGGCCGCACGCCGCAAGCGCTGAGTGATATCTATCAGCACCCCGAACTGGCAGAGAAAATGCTGCCGGTGCAGCAGGCGTTCCTGCTGGCGCTGCTGCATCTGCTCGAAACGCCCAAAGCCCTGCTGAACACGGTACCGGCACGGCACCGTTCACTTTACTACCGGGATTTATTGGGGTTTGCCCCCCGTGCTCCGCAGCCGGACAGCGTGGCGGTGAACTTTTCGCTGCAAAGAAATGCGTCCCCGACTGCCTTACCCGCCGGCAGCCTGCTGGATGGCGGCCAGGACAGCGCCGGGAACAGCATCACCTATCAGACTGACGACAGTCTGCTGATCACCGGCCAGCAACTGGAACAGCTGTGCTGGACGGTCCTGGATAAGAATACGGAGACGTGGAAACGGTATACCGCCATCGACAGCGCGACGGGCGTTTCGCTACCGGCTGAGGGGCTGCGTCTCTTCACCGCAACAGAGAATGGCACGGATACCAAAGAGAAAGCCCCCGTGCTTTATCTGGGATTCAGTGGGGCTGCTGCGCAGGACACCCTGTCGGTTTACTGGTCTGTGCGCGCCTCATCGTCGCTGGATCTGGCCTGGTATTATTACAACGGCACAGACTGGGCCTCGCTGGATGCCGAGCTGCAGGACGAGACGGCGGGTTTATCCGTCAGCAACCTGTGGCGGGCGCGGCTGCCGGCGGACAGTCAGCCGGGGAGCGCTCTGCCACAGGACGACGAGCCGTTGGAGGCCGGGTATTACTGGATCAAAGGCACGCTGAAAGGAAATAAAGAAGAAAAGGACGAGAACGCGCCCGCCGAGGCCATGCCGAAACTGCAGGCCGTGCTGGCCAATGCGATGACCGCGACCCTGAATAGGGCGCAGGCGATGGATGACAGCCACTTTGCCCAGCCCTTGCCGGCCAATACCGTCAGCCAGCTGGTAACGCCGGTTGCCGCCATCAGCGACGTTCGCCAGCCCCTGCCTTCTGTCGGTGGGCAGCCACGGGAAACGGAGGCGGCGATGTTGCAGCGCGCCGCGGGCCGGATAGGCCATCGGCAGCGGGCGATCACCTGGAACAATATGCGCAGCCTGCTGATGGCGCACTACCCGGAGATTTTTGATGTCCGTTTTCCCGATGTGGACAAACTGAGTCGTCTGCCGGCGCTTGAGGTGCAATCGCTGATGGTTATTCCTGACGGCCGTTATGGCGATAACGATGACGCGCTGCGCCCGGCGCTCAGTGACGGAAGGCTGATCCGGATGGCGCAGTGGCTGGCGCAGTACACCTCGTTGTGGGCGGCGCCGACGCTCAATAACCCGAAATATAGCGATGTGACGGCCCGCTATCGGGTGACGTTCGTGGCGGGTATTCGCCCTGATTATGGTTATCGTCAGCTCGCAGCGCAGTTGCAACACGACTATATGCCCTGGGCGACCGATCGGCGCCAGGCGGTCACGCCGGGCAATCAGGTGGACTACTACCGGCTG